CGGGAAGGTCATCCTGCCCGCCGCATCCGGCGACTTCGCTATCGGCATCGCGCTGGCGAACACCGACGACGTCGCCGCGGGTGGCGGCATCGACCTGCAGATCAAGGACGGCTGCCTGGGCATCGCGGGCGAGACCGTGAAGAAGGGCGACCTGCTGATGGCCCACACCGACGGCACCCTGAAGAAGGCGACCGCCGGGAAGCAGACGCTGGCCGTCGCTCTGGCGGACGCCGCCAACGGGAAGCCCGTCCAGGTCTTCATCCTGCACACCCTGATCGTGCCCGCCTCTTAATCGAAGCCGGGAAGAAAGGAGAATAAAACAACATGAGAGCCATGACCAATGAGGCGATCGCATACCAGATCGCGAAAGGGTGGAAGCCCAACTACTACCTGACGAACATGAGCGTCGCGCACTTCCAGCCGGACGACTGGTTTGTGTCCCCGTTCATTTTCCCCATTCTGCCCGTGCCCACCAGCGTCGGCAACTACTACAAGTTCGACAAGGGCGACCTGGCCCGCGACAACGTCCAGCGGAAGCCCGAGTTCGGTCGCGTCGCGCCGATGGTCTTCGGTCACAGCACCGAGACCTACGCCTGCGAGGTCGACCAGGTCCTGATCGGCCTGGACCAGATCAAGACGCTGGACTACACCCGCGCTGGCACCCCCGGCATCAACGACCCGCGCCGCGCCAAGGTGCGCATGGCCACCGAGCAGATGAAGCTCCACGCGGACATCATCTTCGCCAACGGCTACTTCAAGACCGGCGTCTGGACCAACGAGTACACCGGCAAGGCGACCACCCCGAGCACGAACGAGTTCTGGCAGTTCGACAACTCCAACTTCGACCCGATTAACTTCTTCGGCGGTCTGCGCAGGCAGATGCAGAAGGAAGGCCGTCGCCTGCCCAACGTGCTGGCGCTCGGCGTCGAAGCCTACGAGGCGCTCAAGCAGAACCCCGACCTGCTGGACCGCGTCAAGTACTCCGGCAGCACCGCGAACCCGGCGACGGTCAACCCGAACGTCATCGCCCAGCTGCTCGAGATCGAGCGCGTCGTGGTGCTGAACAGCACCTACAACAAGGGCGCGATCGGCGTGACCGACATGGACTTCGTCTGCGATTCCAAGAGCGCCCTGCTGGCCTACGCCAACCCCACCCCCGCCATCGACGAACCGTCCGCCGGTTACACCTTGGCCTGGGATATGCTCGGCAACGGCAGCTACCTGGCCTTCGACCAGTTCGAGGGCGAGAAGGGCACCCACACGGAGTTCATCGAGGGCCTGATGTCCAGCACCCCGAAGAAGGTCTGCGACGAGCTCGGCTACTTCATGAAGAGCTGCTGCGCGTAAGCAACCGCGACGGAGCACCGGCGACCTGCAGCACAACCGACGCGGCAGGTCGCCGTCCTATTGCTGACATCCGCACCGCTCTATAAGAGCAGCCGCATGTGCGCCGCCCCCAGCCTGATGGACGTTCGAGAGCCGCGCCCACCCGGCTGGACATACCTCCTTCACATGGGCGATTCCCTCGCCGTCCTTAACCCGGCTGCAAAAAGGGAGACACAGCGAATCCCAACAGACCATGCGGACCGACGGCGCAAAGGGCGTCTAATGGTGCATTTTTCAACTTTTGAGGAAAGGAGGGCAAAGCCACAATGGACAAGTTCATCGCAGCGAAGCCCTGCAGCTTCGGAGGCAGGCGCTACAACATCGGGGAAGCCATCGAGGCGGGGACCGTGGATCCCAACCGCGCCCCGACGCTGATCAAGTACGGCATCATCCAGGAAGCCGACGACAAGGCAGCGCCCCAGGCGAAAGCACCGACGAATACGCCGGTCGAACAGCCCGACGCCGCCAAGGCGAAGAAGCAGACAGGAAGGAAGAAGGTGGAATGACATGGCGGAACCCACCATCACCTTCACCTACAACCCCGCGGAGATAACGACCCCGTCCGTCAGCCGCGCCCGATTCGAGCTCGGCGACATCGCCGTCGACGGAGGACAGGAGACATGCTACCTTTCCGACCAGGAGATCAGCGCCATCATCGCCGACAGCACAGGCTGGAAGCGGGCGCTTTTCAGGCTGGCCGACGCCGTATGCATGCGGCTCTCCTACGAGACCAACTGGAAGAACGACGGGACCTCGTTCGATTTGAGCCAACGCGCAGACCGATGGATGAAGCTGCGCGACAAGCTCGAAAAAGAGGCAGACCTCGAAGAGTGCCTGCCCGATTCGGAAGCGGTCAACGATACGCTCCAGGCACCCGACAGCGGTCATTATTTCCGGCGGAACATGACCAACTCGCCCTACATCCAGCCGCCATACGTCCCCGGAGGTGAGCTGCCGTGATGCGACAAGGCAGAATCGGCATGACCCGCCCCGAGAGCTTCCCCAAGCTCTTCTACGTGTACAGCCAGGGAACGAGTACCAGCAGCGCCGGACGGATTCTGCAGGAAGCCCCGGCGAAGAAGGCAGAGCTGCGCTGCACCCTTTCCATCGCCAAGCCGGATGAGGTCGAGAGATTCAGGCAGGACAAGGTCGTGGTCACTCACACCATATTCCACAGGGGAGCGCCCCAGGCGAAGGAAAACGACGTCTTTAAACTCATTAAAAACGGCGTAGAGACGCGCAGCTTCAGGGTGAAGGCGATTCACAACAAGGGCGAAATGGACATCGAGACAACCTACTACTGCGAGGAGAGGGGGGACGCGAAGTCATGCTGATCAGCGTCAACCTCTCCACGATTGCATCCCAGGCCAAAGCCCAGGTCGAAGCGGAGCTGCCGACAAGAGCCATGCAGGCAGCCATTTATTTAGGCAACGCATCGATGCAGATTCTCGGAAAAGTGGGCACAAGCGAAAAAGTGTACCGAAAACCAGCCGGAGGAACCTACAACGCATCAAGCCCCGGCGAACCTCCTGCCATGCGCACCGGCACGCTGATGCGCTCCTGGAGACCTATGGTGTTCGGAGCCTACAACCCCGGCCTGGAAGGCGGCACCCCATATGCCGGTTACCTGGAAGAAGGGACCAGCAAAATGGCAGCGCGTCCGTTTGTAGATAAGATCGTCGAGACCGCAGAGCCGCAAATCACCGCGATATATAACGCCCCATACAACATTCACATCGGATAGAGGAGGGGACGATATGGAATTACACGCGATGATTTATCAACGGCTCGTTACAGACGAAACGCTCGAAGGGCTGCTGGCGCAGTACGACAACCGCCCCGCCGTATTCTACCAACACCCGGCGACGGCAGACGACCCCAAGTGGGGAACACAAGAGCTGGACGACGGCAGCGAAGTGACCGTTCAATACCCGCGGATAGACTACTCGGTCGACACGCAGGAAAACCCGGCGAGGAACACCAGCGGAACGCTGATGCTGAACGTTTGGTGCGATGCCCAATTCGGGTCCGAACCGGAGGCGGTCGAAGCGCAGCTGCGCCAGCTTTTCCATGTGGCATTTGCACAGACCGACGACTACGCCTACTGCCTCGCATGGCTGCGGTCGGACGCTTTCGAGGTCAAGACAAAGCCCGAAGAGAACGCGCGGACATTCGGAGTGACGGTCGTATTCGACCTCATGGCCTGCCCCTCCCAGATCACGCTGTACCCGGATCCCATCAAGGGGATGAACGAGTGGACGAAGGGAATCCTCCCGGACGCCACCGTCATCGGGACGGACGAAATCGACGGCTGGCTGGTGCCGACGCGCGAGACCCCCGTCATCTACTGGCGGATCACAGCGCAGGAAAAGGTGAAGCAGCACTTCACCCATACCTGGCTCGGAATCACCATCGAGGGACACGTCTATTGCAGGAACGCAGCAGACAGGCTCTACAACCTGATTCAGCTGAACACGGCGCATGCCCTCGCCGACCATATCCCGTTAGAAGACACCTCCCCGCTTTTTTTGAAAACCTTCACCGTCCAGCCCCACATGAACTACGTTCTGACAGGGCAGATCAGGGCGACGGGATACTTCGGAATCCTTCAGCCCGAGTCGCACCTTTCTACCGGCGCGACAGGAAAGAAGCTGGTCCACATCAACCTCCCGAGAGAGATCATCGAGGAAGACGGCGTGATCGCTGAGGTTACCGACGAAACCAGCGAAGGCTTCCGATTCCCGTATCCACAATCGGCAGGCTCCGAACAGACTGGCCAGCGCCCAGAGACCAATACGGTCGGCGCGATTTCCGACGCCTCCATCGACGCAGACGGAAGCAACAGCCAGGGGTACCGGTTCCCATACGAACAGGCGGGACAGAAACCGGACGTCAATACGGTCGGCGCGATTTCCGACGCCTCCATCGGAACGGATGGAGGGAACAGCCAGGGTTATCAATTCCCCTATGAACCGGCGGGAACAGATAACGCCAAAACAAGCTAACGAAAGGAGATAAATGACCATGTCTGAGAAGAAGACGACCGCCACACAGGTCGTTCAGGCGGAGACCTACGAGGCGAATGAAATCGCCGCGAACGCCCCGCGCCTGTTCGGCTGCAGCATCGACATCGCGACGGCAGCGTTCAAGGTGAACGGCATCGAGAGATGCAGCCTCGCCGACGCGGAGAAGATCATCAAGGACTTTGCGGAGAAAAGGGTCTAAGACCTACCGCAGAAAGGAAGGATTAAACCATGGCAGGAAGATACTCCATCGGTGAAACCAAAGTCCGCCCCGGCATCTATTTCCGGCAGGAAAACGGAGGCGGCAACGATACGCTCGGCGCGACCAACGGCATTGTCGGTGTGGCCTTTAAGGCCAACTGGGGTCCCCTGGGCGAGATCGTGACCATCGACAACCCCGCGGACATCACTACCCTTTTCGGCGACGATTCCGGCAGCGGCAGCAACACCGCCATCCTCAACGCCATCTTCCAGGGCGGAGCTTCGCAGGTGCTGGCCGTCCGCGTCGGCACCGGCGGCACCAAGGCAGCGATCACGCTGAAGGACACCGCCAGCACCCCCGCCGACGTCGTGACGCTGACGGCGAAGTACGCAGGCACCCGCGCCCTGAGCGTGACCATCAAGGACAGCCTCAGCATAACCACGATGCGCGAGTGCATCATCTACGCCGGGACCACCGAGCTGTCGAAGGTCCTCTTCGAGAAGGGCAGCGCGGGCGAGGTCGACGCCATCGTCGCCGCGATCAACGCCAGCGAGGAATGCGTCGTCACCGCGACGAAGGTCGCCGCCGGTAACGGCCTGCTGGCCGCGGTCACCCAGAGCACCTTCACCACGGCTGGCGTCAGCCCGACCATCACCTCCACGGACTACAGCAACGCCTTCACGCTGCTGGAAGCCGCGAAGTGGAACACCGTCTGCATCGACAGCGACGACACCAGCATCCACGCGCTGCTGGCCGCTTTCATCAACCGCGTGAACGACGCCGGTCTGATGGGCATCGCTGTCCTGGGCGAACCGACCTCCGTCGCCTACGCCACCAGGAAGAGCGACGCCGCCGCATTCAACAGCGAGAACGTCGTGTATTGCCTCAACGGCTTCACGATCGCCGGAGTTGCCTACGAGGGCTGGAAAGCTGCCGCGCTGGTGGCTGGCTATATCGCCTTCCTCCCCAGCAACGACTCGCTGACCCACAAGGTCATCCCGAACGCGACCGGCATCGTCGGCGCTCTGACCAACACCCAGGTCGTCGAGTGCCTGCAGAGCGGCTGCCTCGTCTTCACCGTTTCCGCTTCCGGCGCGGTTTGGGTCGAGCAGGGCATCAACACCCTGGTCACCCTGCGGGCAGATCAGGACGCGGGCTGGAAGAAGATCAGGCGCACGAAGACGCGCTTCGAGCTGATCGACCGCATCAACATCAACAGCGAAGGCGTGATCGGCAACGTCAACAACGACGACAACGGACGCGCCACCCTGCTGGCGATCATGAACGGCGTCGGCGCGGAGATGATCGCCGAGGGCAAGCTGCAGACCTTCGAGGCGTCGGAAAGCACGACGAACCTCCCGAGGGGCGACAGCGCCTGGTTCAACATCGTCGTGCTGGACAACGACAGCATGGAGCACATCTACCTGACCTACCTCTTCCGCTTCGCCGAGGCGTAAGAGGAAGCAGGTATCAGAGAGAGGAGGAAAACCTTAAATGGCTAATATCGGAGCAGTTAACGAATCCCCGGCGGTTGACGTTCGGAAAGTTTTGTCCGGCAAAGACGGCTGCCTCTACGATGGCGACGGCAACATGCTGGCCACGATGGAGAGCTTCACCGGTCAGGCGAACATCACGAACGCCAACTTCCAGCCGCTCGGCTCCGCGATGGAGCGCAGCAGCATGACCAGCTACCGCGTCACCCTGACCATGAGCGAGATCGTCGTCTACGACAGCGAGTTCTTCACCATGGTCATGAAGGGCCTGAAGACCGGTATCATGCCCGTCTTCAACTTCCGCGGCATGATCCGCTCCCCGTATAACGGGAAGAAGGAACAGGTCGTCTACCGCGACTGCGTCCCGGACGGCAGCATCGACATCCAGAACATGAGCACGGGCGAGTTGTACAAGCGCAGCTGGAGCTTCATCTGCAACAACCCGCCGGAGCTCATGTCCACGATCAAGAGCACTGAATAACAGAGCCACCGCGCGGTTTCAGGCGACTGGCTCACGCCACCGCGACCAACTGACCCCCAGGGCAGCGAAAAGCCGTCCTGGGGGATTTTAAGAAGTTTAAACACCGAATAAATAGAAGGAGGCTCCACACAATGAAAAAGACTGATTACTTCCCCGCCGTTGAGGACACCGCCACCGACGGAATCGAGCTGCAGGAGGAAGAAGAGGCGACGACCCAGGAAGAGCTGCTGTTCAGCGAGGACGACCTGCTGAAAGCGCTGACCGATAACGAGCACCTGGAGACGACCGAGACCATCGAGGTCAAGTTCGGATCCGCGACGTTCCAATTCAGAATCCGTCCCCTCACCGAGAGGGAGTGGAGCAACTGCAGGGAACGCTGCACCAAGTACAAGCGGAACCGCAGGCTGGGCGGAATGAAGATGCCCGAGGACACCGACACCGTCGGCTACCACACCCTGCTGATTTACACCGCGACGGTCGAAGAGGACCGGGAGAAGCTCTGGAACAATAAGAAGTTCTGGAAGGCGACCGGCGCTCTGACCGGCACGGACATGGTCGACAAGCTGATCCCGTTCGCCGGGAAGAAGCAGCAGATCATCGAGAGGATCGAGAAGCTCTCCGGCTACGACGACGAGAGCGAAGACGAATACGAGGAGACTGTAAAAAACTAATCCTCGCTGGCGGAAAGGCGCGGCTCCTCCATCACATATTCCAGCGGACGGGAACGTCCCCGGACGTCGTGATGCGAAAGCCGCGCTTTGTTCGTATATTCATGCTGAAAAGCATGGAGATACAGATCGAAGCGGAGGCGCAAGAGAGAGAACTCGCCCGCCAGCGTCGAGAACAGCAAATGCAGCAGGCGGCGCGGTCGCGCAGGAGGAGATGATACCGAAATGGAGCAGGTGTTCAGAATAGAGATCCCGGTCGAGGTTAAGAGCAACGCCGACCTCGGGAAAATGAAGCAGATCGAGGCCGTGCTGAAACAGGCAGAACAGGAAGCGCGGAAGCTGGCCTCCTCAGCCGACACCGCTTTTAATCGGCTTTCCTCCGGCGCGTCCAACGCCGCCTCGGCGATGCAGCAGGTGGACAACGCCGCGAAGCAGTCCGCCAACGCGATGGAGGAAGTCGGAAACTCCGCCGACGAAGTAGGAGACGCTGCGGAAGACGCCGCGGATTCCATGGAGGAAGTCGGCGACGCCGCGAAGGAAGCAGGCAACGCAGCGGAAAGCGCCATGAACGAGGCGGCAGGCAGCGCCGACAAGTTCAGCCAGCGGATGGACAAATCCAGCAAGACGCTGCGCGACGCCTTCAAGGAAAAGCTGAAGCTGACGATGGAGGCGATCGACAAGGTCTCGCCCATTGTAAAGGAAATCACCACGAAGATCAAGTCGCTGGCCGCGAAGGCATGGAAGATCACGGTCAAGATGGTCGATTTCGTAACCGCGCCGTTCAAGGCGCTGAAGAACATGATTATGTCGCCCATAACGATGACGCTATCGATTGCGGGAATCGGGCTGGGCGCGGCTTCGTTCTACCAGACGTTCACAGACTTCGAGGCAGGGATGAGCAACGTCAAGGCGCTTTCAGGCGCGACGAACGAAGAGTTCATAAAACTGAAAGATACCGCGTCCGAGCTGGGCGCGACAACGAAGTTCACCGCCGCGGAGGCAGCGGAGGGCATGCAGTACCTCGCCATGGCAGGATGGAAAACCAGCGACATCATCGCGGGCATGCCCGGTCTGCTTCAGCTGGCCGCGGCAGGCGGGACCGACCTCGGCACTGCCGCCGACATCGTATCCGACGTCATGACCGCCATGGGCATGAGCGCGGACCAGGCCAGCCGCGCCGCTGATATTTTCGCCAAGACGGCGACCTCCACGAACACCACCATCGGCATGCTGGGCGAGACGCTGAAATACGCGGCCCCCATCGCCCACTCATTCGGCTTGCAGCTTTCCGAGGTGGCAGCCGTCACCGGCATGATGGCGAACGCAGGCATCAAGGGCGGCAGCGCGGGCACCGCGATCAGGACGGCGCTGCTGCGCATGGCCAGCCCGAGCAAGGAAGCATCGAAGGCCATGAGTGCGCTCGGCCTCACGTTCTCCGATTCCAGCGGGAAGATGAAAGACATGCAGACCATCATGAAGGACCTCGGGAAGGCTTTCGGCGGTCTGTCGGAACAGGAAAAGCTGGCATATGCCGACGACATATTCGGAAAGAACGCATCCTCGGCATGGCTGGCCGTCATAGAGCAGGGCGAGACCGCCTTTAATTCGCTTTATGAGGCGATAGACAAGTCCGAAGGCGCAGCACAGGAAATGGCCGACATCCAGCTGGACAACCTCGCAGGCGACGTCACGCTCCTTCAGAGCGCCGTCGACGGAATGAAGGTCAGCCTCATGGACAAGCTCGACCCGTACCTGCGCCAGGGCGTCCAGTGGTTGACCGCGAAGATTCCCGCGATCACCGAGGCGATCGGAAACCTCGTCGACAAGGGCATCGCGAAGGCGAAGGAACTGAAAGACCAAATCGCCGGAGTGTTCAGCAGCGAAGAATTCCAGAACGCCGACAGCCTCGCCGACAAGTTCTTCATCGCCTGGGACAAGATCATCGCGGAGCCGTTCAACGAGTGGTGGAGCGGCAGCGGAAGAGGATTCGTCCTCGGCATCGTAAAGAAGGTCGGCTCCACCTTCGGCGAAGTGCTGCACGGAATCGTCCTCGGAATTTTCGCCGCGCTCAAAGGCGAAGAGATCGACTTCGAGGGGCTGAACCTGACCGGCATAGCAAAGGCAGGCGCGGAGGCAGCGAAGGAATACGTCTCCTCCTTCGCCCAGGGACTGAACGCCTCCGACCTGATGGGCAGCATGCCCGGATGGATGACCGCTGGCCTTGTCGGCTTTGGAGCCTTGAAGATCGGCAGCGGAGCGCTCGGAATCGCGAAGACCGTCGGGCAGCTGCGGCTTGCCTTCGGCGGAGTGGCGACCGCAGCGACGACCGCCACCGCAGCGACAGCAGCAACCGGCGAAGCCGTAGCAGCAGCAGCGACGACCGCGACGACCGGAGCCTCCGCCTTCGGCGGCTTGGGATCCGCGCTTGCAGCTATCCCCGGCTGGGGCTGGGCAGCACTCGCCGCACTGGCTGCCGTCGGCATCGGCTACAAGCTATATACCGACGAACAGGCGAGGCAGGAAGAAGAGCTGCTCCACATGGGCGATAAAGTCGAGGCAGCTGGCGACCGGTACGTCAAAGCCGTCCAGCGCGTCCACGATTTAGACACCACGCTCGAAGGCATCCAGGAGATCAAGCTGCGAGTGACCGAGGAAAAGGAACAAAACGCAGAAGTAATCGCCCAGGTCAAGAGCGAGATCGACGGGATTCTCCACCCGGAGATCGTCCTGACCGCCACCCTTGAGAGAAGCGGGTACAACACCGAGGAAGCGCAGACAATCCTGGAACAAGTCAAAGCTGCCACAGAGGAAAAAGCGAAGCTGGAAGCGGAGCTGGCCAGCGGACAATACGACACGGAAAGAGCAAAGGAAATCGAAGACCAAATCGCCGCTGCCGATGAGCAAATCGCCATTCTGACGGCAGAGCTTGTAGCCCAAGGCTACGATGAAGACGAAGTCAACAGAATTATCGGTCAATTCGAAGCGATCGCGACAAAAGACGTCGCATTGACCGCCACCCTTGACGCATCCGGATACAACATTCTGCAGGCCGGAGCAATCATCGCCGAGATGAACGCAGTGGAGGAAGGACAGAAACAGGCAACGATCATCTTTGCAGCCGACACTGACATGGCCGAGCAGGACATCGCGACGCTGACCACCAACCTGACCGAGATGATGTCAATGAAGACGGAAAAGGAAATCACGCTCTCTGGCGTCGGCCTATCCGCCTTTCAAATTGCTTGGCTCGAAGGTGAGCTTAAAACCATTGAGAACAGGAAGCACGAAATCGAGATTGCGGTTGCCGAGGGAGAAGGGACTCCTGAACTGATAGCCGAGTACGATGCTCTTACAACGAAGGAGCAGACAATCACATATCAGCTAAAAGGTTCAAAAATGAGCGACCAAGAAGCCAAGGCCATGCAGGATCAGGTAGACAAGCTCAGGGAGGCTATCGGCAGCATCCTCGTTACAATCAGTGAAGACCCGAACAGTACCTTCACGCAGGAAGACATGTACGCGCTCATGGCATTTTTGAACACGGCAGGCGAGCATTATTGGCATCTTGGGCTGAACCTCGCCACCGGCAGCGTCACCACGGAGGACCTGGAGAACTACAACCAACAGCTGGAGGCATACGCCAAGCACCTGGAGGAAATCAGCGGAGGCGTGATTTCTTTTGAGGACGCGATGAACGGAACCTACACCGAGGAACAAGTTCACCAGGCAGGCGCTCACGCCAAAGCAGAACGCGACAGAGCACTCGATGAACTGCGCCAGGAAGTATTCACCGGCAGGAACTCCGAACAAGAGCAGGTAGAAAACCGGGCCAGGTACGAAAAGCAGATCGAAGAAGCCCAAACCGGAGCAGACCGGATGAAGAACGCAGCAGCGGAAGTAATGGCGCTGCAGGACGCGGTCTCCGGCTTCTACCAGGCGGATGCGGCGAACTATGCCAGGACCCAGCTCAACCCATCAGACAAGGACTATATGTCCAAGGAAGACTACGCGACATGGTGGGAGAAGAACAATAAATCCTCCGAGTGGTACCAGCAGGCAGAAAAGATCGCTGGCGAGTACGGATTCGGAGGCGACCTCGCGACTTCCATCGGCCATGGCGCATACGAGGAAGAGTACTGGAACGGCGCACTCGCAGACATCTACGGGGAAAAGGCAAAGCTCGAAGGCGATGCAATAAAAGCCCAGGAGAAATACGACACTCAGAACGAAAGCCTGCTCAAGCAGTACGCAGGCGAACGCGACATGCGAACCTTCGAGGCTGAACTCGGAACACAGTACGAAGGAAAGACCGTCGAGGAACTCGCTGGCATGTTCGGCTCCTTGGACGCTTCTGGCCTTGAGGCCCTCGGGAACGCCGTCAACGCGATCAAAGACCTGAACGCCAACACCGACTACATCAGCGACGCGGAGAAGACCACACCCGAGGCGCTGGCACAAACCGCCTATGAGAGCGTTACCGCGGAAGCAAACCAGACAATGCTCGACGGAATGCTCAAGGGGATGCAGCAGATCGAGCAGGCATACAATCTGGCGAAATCCAACGACTCCACATGGAACGCAGCCCATCCAGATGCGGAAAATCCGGCGAACTCTGCAGGCACGTACGCAGAGACACAGATCGCCAACATTAACGCAGCCCTCTCCTCGCTCGGCTCTGACGTCCAGATCGACTCGTTGGAGAATATCCAGCAGGCATTCGATGCCTTGAAGGACATAAACCTCGACGAGATCAACTTCGAGGAAGCCTTCGGAGACGTGGCAACGGTAGCCACAGACGTGGAAGGATTGGGAGATAAGGTCGAGGACGCGAAGACGAAGATCGAAGAGCTGACCGGCGTCGACCTCTCGACCTTGACGTTCGACACACCGGCGGCATCCGCAGACAGCCTGAGCAGCAAAGCCAGCACCGCCGCAGCCAACGTGAAAAAGGCGGAAGACGCACTCACAAGCCTCGACGGAAAAACCGCCACAACTACCATTTATGAGAACACCGTCAGGACGACCACAACCGGCGCAGCCCAGAGCGCGGAAGGCGGCATATTCAACGGCGCATTCCTGTCCTGGGTAGCAGAGGACGGCCCGGAGGCGATCATTCCCCTTGGTGCGAAGCGCAGAGAGCGCGGCCTCGACCTTTGGATGCAGGCAGGCCAGGCACTTGGCGTCAGCGAGTTTGCAGAGGGCGGGATCCTCGCCCCTTATTCCGGAGTAATCGCTTCCCTTCCAGAGGAGATATGGGACGACGACGGAAACGGCTCCGGCGACCCCAAGCCAGTGTCGTCGACAGGTTACAGTACAAACGGAGGCGGAAACTTCCAGGTGACCGTCAGCGTAAATCCCGAGTACAGCATCGACGGCGGAAACGGAGACCCGGACGCCATCCTCGACGTCATCCGCAGCAAACAGACCGAACTGGCAGAATTGCTCGGCGCAGCGATGGCCGATCAGCTGGCTGACCTTCTGACCAACATGTAACAGAGAAACGGAGGCGCGAAGCATGAACTTTTACCTCGAAGAGACGACAGGGAAACGCTATAAGCGATTGTATTTCCCGATCGTACCAAACGAGCTGAGCGTTACCTCCGGCGCGAACACCATCCCATTCAACATCATAAAGACAGGGGAATCCAGAGTGCCCCGCGGCCTCAAGGCAACGGGGTACTCTTGGGAAGGGATGCTGCCGGGAAAGACCATTAAAAGTTCGGCCATCCTCAACGTCAGCAGCGAGGAATGGCAGGCCCCGAGAGACATCATCAAGATTCTCGATGCATGGACGAAGAACGGCACATCGCTGAAATTCGTCGCTGGAAAGTTTGTAAACGACAACGTGTTCATCGAGAGCTTCAACAAAAAGTTCTTCGGTCAAAACCATTGTAAGTATAGCATCACTCTAACGAAATATCCGACACTGACCGTCAGCGTATCAAAAGCACCAAAGAAAACGAGCGGAGATACCGGCTCGTCCTATCCGGAAGGAAAAGTCAACAAGGATAAGGTCGCGTATCGAAAAGGCCCTGGCCACAACTACACGAAAATCGGGAAAAAGAACAACGGCGACAAGGTCACTGTGTATGGCACAAAAGGCAATTGGTACAAGATCAATGACGACGATGAATGGTGGATTTGTAAGACCTATGTCACGCTTACCAGCGGACAACCTGAAAAAACAGGCGGTTCCGGAGGCAGCGGAGGCAGAGGTGGAAGAGGCTCAGGCGGGAGCACCGGCGGAACTGGCGGAAAGCAACCTGTCAAAGTTGAAATCCCGACCAGCGAAGGTGTCCAGCCGCCGAAACTGCCAATAAAGCCACAACCCACAAGACCACCGGGCAGCGGACCACAACCCATGACACAATAACGAACGGAGGACGGCGGTATGGCAGAGCAGGTTAGCTTGATCGGCACCAAATACTATGTGACCGCCGTCCTTCCAGACGGCAGATTGATCCACCTTGAAAACGTCGCGGAGAATATCGCTTGGGAGGAAAACGAAAGCGAACTGGCCGTCAGGCTGAACCTGACGATTCGAGACGTTCCATTCGAGAAATCGACCCTATCCAAGCAGCTGAAACTTTGCACGATGGTTTATTTGTATGCGAAGTGGAACGGAGAGAAAAAGAAGCAAGAGATTTTCAGGGGCACCATCTGGGAATGGGAACATTCGGAAATAAAGGACGACGCAATAATAATCACCTGCTACGACATGCTCTATTATTTACAGAAATCGTCCGATAATAAATACTACGCGAAGGGAAAGAAAACCGGCGAGATTTGCAAAGACATTTTGAACTCATGGGATGTCACTTTATACGAATACACCGGCCCGTCCATTTCCCACGAAAAGACGTTATATAAAAACAAGACGATTAGCGCGATGCTGACAGACACGCTTGACGAGGCGAAGAAGAAGACCGGGAAGAAGGGAATCATCCGCGCCGTCGAAGGGAAATGCAGGATCATCACCCAAGGCACAAACGACAACATCTGGAACTTTACGGCAGCGTCTAACCTGATTTCTTCATCAGATAAGTATTCGATGGTAAACCTCGTGACCCGAGTAATCATCACTGGAAAAGAAGACAAAGACGGTAAACCGAAGATCGAGGCGACCGTCGACGGAAAAGTCGAATACGGCATCCTTCAGCAGATTAAATCGAAGGGCGACACATCGCTTGAAGACGCGAAGAAGGAAGCCCAGGAAACGCTCGATGAAAAAGGAAGCCCAGAGCGGACGACGACGCTCGTCGCTCCGGATATTCCGACGCTCCGGAAAGGCGATCTGATCCACGTAAAAACCGACAAAATGAAGGGATATTTTTATATCAAGGGAATCAGCCACAATGCCACCAGCGGGACGATGCAGATGGAGGTGGAGCCACATGGCTAAAGGCGGCAACTCCCCAGGATTAAGCAGGCTGGCTGGTCTCTTCAAGGAGACCGCGAAAAACGAGGCCAAAGATGCATCCCCCACCGTTCTTGACTTTGGCACGATAAACGACGATTACAGCTTGTCCACCGACAGCTTCCCAATTCCAATCCCAAAGAGCGATTACCTCGTCAGCAAGAGGCTGAAAAAGTGGGAGACGGCAGAGGATGAAGAGGGGCACAAGCACAAAATCCCGGAACATGGCCATCACGTCCCAGAGCACACACACAGCATACCAGAGCACACCCACACCAACACGGTCTCCAAAGTCGGCCTGACGACAAACGAGGCTGGCGACCACTTCCATACAAACCCGGAACACGGGCATACCGTGCCGGTCGGAAACACGAGCCTTGAAACGAACAGCGACGGAACCCATAAACACAGCATTGCAGCCCATGACCATAATCAGGCGGTCGTTGCGGTCGCGCTCGAGACAGCGGATGCAGGAAGCCACACCCACACCATCAACGAGCATAACCACACGGCATCGGCTGACCCCGTAACCTTCAACTCAAACAACGCAGGAGAGCACAACCATACCATCGACGAACACAACCATGTTGTGACGATCGACAATACAGAGCAGAACACCAACGCGACGGAACAGGACACTGAAAAAGTGGAACTTGAGACCGACGAAGGCGGGAAGCATTCCCACGAATTCCCGGACGACTGGCCGCTGAAAGTCGGCGACCGGGTAATTGTAGCCTGGGTAAATAACGACGCCGTCGTCTTGGACGTAATCATCAAGGCGACTGACATTTTTGATTAGAGCGAGGCGAGAATCATGGCACAAAAGCTCTACCCCGTTTTTGACTTTCCAGATATAGACGAAACCGAGACAGAACAGGAAGAGGAGACCTTCAAGGCCGGTCCTCTTTTTGATTTCAACCTCGGGGACTTCGCCCTCGACGGGCAAAACCGCGTTGTTTATGTTGACGGGAAGGACTTGTTCATGCTTTGGGTCGTAAAAACACTTCAGACGCAGGTCGGAGCCTACCGCTCATACTATAACTACGGAATTGACCAGGAAGAAGCGATGGACCAGCCTGACAGGGAGGCGGTAGAATCCGCGCTCGAGCGGACAATCATTGAGGCGCTGAAACAGAACCCGCAGACGGAAGAAGTCGACAACTTCTTCTTCAGTTGGAAGGGAAGTACCCTATATGCGACCTTTATGGTGACACCGAAGAACTGGGAAGCCTTCGATGTCAACATGAGGGTGGTCGAATAGCAGTAGCGCAGAGAGAGGAAACGAGAAATAAAAACTGAGGAGGCGAAGGAACAACATGGAAA